AGCGGGGATAGGTGAGTTTTTAGCTTTGTAAGATCTAAACTCTTTAATGATCATATCCTTTAAAGTTCTAGTTGCGTGATTTGGATTCAGTCCGACCTTAGAAGCTAAACCTCTAAGTTCTGATTTCCCGTAAGAACCAAGCTTCTCAGTAAGCTCAGCTGTGGTTTCTGCGCCAAAATAATTGTTCTGGCCATTACCGAATGATACGTTCTCAAAATTGTCCATACATTATTATACACAATATATAGAAAAATAAACAAAAAAAAGAGCCGCCCCCGAAGGAGCGACTCTTAATCTAGAATTTGCTATTAAGCAGAAACGATACATCCGACAAGAGCGCGATTGTCAAGAACCATACGGCCCTCTTCAAGCGATCCGAAGTATCCAATCTTCTGTTGGCGAATGCTGTACTGATCATCAGCGATGAGGTTAAACTCACCACCAGAATCTTCATCAACAGCAACAGCGCGGATAAGGGACTCACGGGAGCGGTCGATACCAACAACGAGATCGTCGTTAGTAGTGAACAACGCAGCTCCAGTAGAAGCGCCAGATGCCTGAGCAGCATCAAACACGTTAGTGAACCTCTTACCTGCTCCAAGCTCAAGGATCTCCATGATGGAAATGCCGTAGAACTCAGGAAGGCCAGCGTTGTTGTAAACGCTCATGCGAAGCTCATCAGGAGCAGCAATACTGGTCTTAACAGCTGACCCAAGAGGAGCAGCAGCAGTATTGATTGGATTGTAAGCCATAGCACGAAGCTTTTCAACAACTTCTGGAGAAACGATAAGGTCAGTAATTCCTTTAGCGGTTCCACCAGCAGGTGATCCACCAAGGAAAGAAGCCTGAATACGCTTAGCGCGAGTCATAAGCTTGTTGATATCGTCAAGGACGAAGTTCAAGCCGCCGTGACCGTTTTCAAAAACGTGATCAACGCTGTTGGTTGAAGCCTCAGAAAGCGCTCCCATAACCAAGCTAGCGGAGGTAGTCTCCTGCTTAGCAAGGATTTCCTGAGCGGCACGGGTGAAGGTCTTAGACACAACATCCATACGAGACTTAGCAGCATAACGACGATCAAAGCTAACAGCAGTATCAAGACTGTAGGTAGCGATTTTCATCTCAGATGCAGTAGGAAGCACCTGATTGGTAGGAAGACCACCAGCATGAGACTGGCTGTAAACCTTGATGTAATCCTCGTCGTTGACATCATGATAGAGATCAAGAGGGATCGAAGGATTGTCATCAGCGTTAAACTGAAGAGTAGTGAAAAGGCTGGAAAGCGTAGGAGCTTGATTGATAACCTCTGCAAGCACAGGTCCAATAAACTCAGCAAGAGCTACTTGAGCTTCGTAAGCGACAGTGCGGTTACGAGAAGCCATAGCTTTAACCAACTCAATTTGTTCTGGAGTTCTTTTTAAAGTGATTTTCATTTTTTAGATTCTTTCTATATTAGTTGAATTTAAAGACAAGATACTCACCAGCAAACTGATCGGTAACGCCGTTTTGAGAGGTGCGGCTACCAGTTCCAATAATGGTTCCAAAACATGCGCTATCAGTAGTAGCACAACCAGTTACGGTTCCACCAGCAGCAGGTTTAATTCCATTTCCGATAGTAGTATTGCCACCAAGAGCGCCTTGGAAAGCGGAAGCAGAAATAGTGAAGATGCCTTTAGTGGCAATAGGAACAGCCTGTCCGGGTAGAGCAGCCTGAAGTTCAGCAGCTTTTTGAGGATTGTAGAGAAGTTTCTCTCCGTTCTCGTCGTTCTTGGCAGTCTGGAGAAGAGTGATACCCAAGAGGGATGAGTCACCAGTTCCAACTGGCTCAACTTCAAGACTTACTTTTGGATACTGATTACGTCCAACAAAAGGATAATCAGTTTTACCAAGATAGCTGTCTGCGCTATAAGCGACAGGATCAGCAGAGAAGTCACCAGCAGAAACCTTCACGAAAGTTCCAGCATCGCCAGAACCAGCTCCAGTTGTGCTATCGAGTACCATGCCATCAGCAACTCGATAGAGATTAACGACATCGTGGTCGTCATATTGTCTAAAAGGAAGAATTTTTAGTCCCATAATATTATTTTTAGTTTAAGTTAAGAAATTTCGATGTTCTCGCGAGAGAACGCTTTTTTAAATTTGTCAACGAGGTTCTCTTCTTGAGAAGCGACAGCCTCGTTATTGTTTGAAATGTCAGCGTCAACTTGTTGCGCGTTGTCGAGAGCTTGCTCAACATCAACTTCTTCCGAAGCATTAGCAACACGCTTAGCAACTTCCTCATCAATGCGAGCCTGAATTTCAGCCTCGAAAGCTTCTTTATTAGCTTTGCTCTTATGCTTCCAAAGCACTTCAAGCTTATCAGAGTAAGAAGCAAACGCTTCTTCAGCCTCGTCAAGAGACTTCACTTCTTCAGCAAGGAACTGACGATCTTCATCGGAGAGTTCAAACTTGGAATCAAGTTCGTCCATACGCACATTGAAACGAGCGACAGCTTCTTCAGCCTTTTTCTCATTTTCAAAAACGTTAATCCGATCATTTGCTTCAGAGAGCTTGGTTTCAAGCTCAGAAACAGAAGCTTTAAGATCTTCGTATTCCTTTTTGACGGCTTCCTTTTCGCTCGTAAGAGCCTCTTTTTCCTTCAAAAACTCTTCGTTCTTTTCGCGAATCGCCTCTGAAAAAGTCTGAGTCATGGAAGCTACAGTCTCCTCACCGATTTTTTTCTCGATAAGAAGATCCTTTAGTTCGTTAACAATGTTTTCCATAGCTATGTTATTTTCTTTTGTTACAGTTTTTTTATCTTTTTGTGAAAATTTATCTTGATCACTATCTTCTTGGTTTTTATAGATACCTTTTACATCTGCGGCTGGATTAGAAGTGAAACCAATACCCAATGGATATATCTTTCCAGTAATCAATCTATAGATTGGTTCACCCTTATCAGTTTTACCAGAACCGCCATAAGCTTTTAAGAAACCGTTCATTTCTTTAATCTTGTTAGGGTCTGATACTATTTCAGCTTCGTTAAGCTTATCGCTTCCTACAGCCAAAACATAATTAGAGAAACCAACTTCCCAACTTGCAGATATTTTTTTATAATAAGATTCGTCTTCGGGGTCAGTTGATTTTTCTAGAAGTCGAGCAAACTGCTTGTTTGCGGATCTATAGACAACAGCACCCAATGCTATATTAAACGGATCTTTTTTGTTTTCTAATTCTTCATTAGATAAAATTTTATTAGAGCCGTAGTCACTGAAACCAGCAGTAACAATATGCCCTACAATCTTATCTTTATTATGCTCTATATTAGTGGGCTTATGTATAAATTGATCGTTATACTTTAAAGCGGTGGCAGTATCAATACCGTCACCGTTCCTATTAAACACATTAACAACAGCAGCGTTAAATGATACACCTAGTAGGTCTACATTCTTCTCAAAGTCAATGTTTTTAGGGACTAGAGAAGCTAATTCATTTAGCGAAGCCTTAGATACAAACTCATCATCTATTTGATGAGCGAAAATTTCAGATTCAAAAGTAGTTGTATACTTATAAGGCATTTTACTTTTTCTCCTTAACCTCCAGTTTTTCACCTTTTGGATCAGGCTCCTTTTCATCATCTTTTGATAAAAGTTTCTTTTCAGCAGCTTCAGAGTCTTCTTTGCTAATCTTTCCATCCTTCTTCATCTTATCGAGGATGGCTTTTTGTAGCGCGGGTGGAAGCTTCTTTTGCTTGTCAGTAAGTTCTCCTTTGCTATCATCTATCATCATAGCTCGCATTTTACTATACATAACGGCACAAGCGCTGTGAGTCTCTTTCTCTCCCATTTCAGTGGTATCTGTGAGCATTTTATCATCCATAGCACAAACGTGCATGTATGATTTGTATAAAGCTGCTTCTGATCCGTTATACTTTCTAGCAATGGATACTTCTGCTTCCCCATTATTGAAACTAACAGTTTTCTCAAGGGGTACTTCAATGTCTTCTGGATTAATTTTCATGACTGTGATATAAAATTGCTGATGGGTAAATTTCTAAGTTATGCTTATTAGCTACACTCAAAACGTCGTTCATTACATTTAATTCTTCGATAAGTTCGAAATTATCAATACAAGCTTCAAGGGTCTGATTCCACTGTTCACGCTCAGAAGCGCAAATAATCGACTCACAAAGCTTGGTGACCATCTCTTCTTGTTGTTCATTTAACTCTCCACCAAACTTCTCCTCTGCCCTCTCCCTAGCTATAGAATTAAAGGCTTCTACGGCATAAATAGTAGATTGAATGTTTGTTCTAGAATATTCTGCGTTAGACAGTTTTTGCTCATCTACTGTGGTAGTGCCATGTGGCCTACCAGCAGCTTCAGGGGTTTTAGCTTTATCAGGCTCTTCATCCTCAATCATTGGCACACCGCCAACAATAGGATTGTAAAAACCTTCTTTTCTTTGTTCGATAAAGGTTGTTTGTGCTGGTGCGATATCTTCCGCATTTGGGAACTTGCCATTATGGAACATCTCCATTCCTTGTTGAGGGGTAAGAATACCAAGCTCCATAAGGCGGGTAGAAACACGCATAAGCTGAGTCTCATCACGCATGTCGATATCCTTCATTGTAGCAGTCGGATATGACTTGAATCCAAGGCTATTAGCGATCCGCTTAATCTCTCTCTGTAAAAAATCATTCAAGAAACAACTTCTAGCTTCTTTTAGGCGGTCAATAAAGATTTGGGCTTTAACTTGTGTTGAATTATATTTCTCATCTCCAACGACAATGTTTTGCAGACCTTGCTTGATATCATCATTCAGAATCTGATACTTTGCAGGTCCAAGAACTTTATTCAGATCTGGAATAACAAAATCAGCTTTAGTAGTATAATCTGATATCAGAACCCGACCGACACTCTCATTCTTAAAGAGGTGTTGCATTGCGTTAATGTTATTGGCGTTCACTCCACCTTTCTCAGGCTCAGCGCCCATAGTGATAAGAAGAATAACATTCTCGACAGTTCGGGTAATTGCTTGATCCATTTTTTTAAGCTCAAGCTTAGCATTGATATCTTCTAATACTGGATATCCAAATGGTATTGCAAATGGCTCATAATCTTGTTTCTTATAGAAAGAAAAGCTAAGTCGTTTGGGATCTAATTCAATTTTGATTCCATCTGTGTAGTATGAACCATCCTTGATAAGCTTCTTCATCTCAGGGTCTAAAGAATCATAAATTAACTGATCTTCTTCTGTAGATGGGTTCTGTAAGCGGGAAAGCTCATATTCAGATAAGACTTTTTCATACGCCCCAACATTAAATGTGGTAGCCCTCTTAGATACAATATCGAAAGGGTTTAGTAGCACATATTTGACTGGAATCTTATTAGCTGAAGGGTTGATAGCTCCAACTTGATTCATAAGTCTAGCATAATCCTCCACGTTAAATTCACCATCAAATCTATAGACAAAAATATTACCACTACGATAATACTCACGGAAGTATTGATCTTTTAAGTTTTGAAGGTTGATGCGCCTGAAGAAATGATGAAAAAACTCACGACTCTTCTTTGTGCCTCCCTCTAAGTAGATTTCAGTATTCGCGAACTCAGACATAACGTCCACAGCGTTTCTGAATACAGCAACGTTGGCGTAAGCTTTTTGGCATAGCTCGATTCCTTCACGAACGTTTACGCCATCACCAGCATACTGGTAGGGCAACATACCCTTTCGTATGCTAGAGAATCTATCGATAGTGTTACTTACTGCTGAGCGATTGACCCTTGTAGCGCTTGAAGAGCTAGCCCTGTTAGTTCTAGCTGTAGACACACTCTTATACGAAGCATCTGATGTATAAAATGATTCGCCCAGTAATTCTGGGGTATATGCTTCTTCAGAAGCTTGGCTCATAGCTAAATCTTCCAAGTTGTTGTTTTTATTGAACTTTTTCCAATAGTCTGATTTTTTTGTATACTTCCTAGCCATTACAATATTATATTACACAAAAAGTAACTTTCTAACTTTTAAAAGTTAAGAAATAAACATTGGGGTAAATGTTTCTGTAATATCGGAGTCTTGATTATCCAACATGTCAAAATATACATTCATACCCCAGTTACCTAGAACTAAAGCTGAGTAGGAGTCTTTTCGAGCTTTGTCAGCGCCTCTCTGCTTACGAAGGTTAGGGGGTAGATCAAAACTTTGTGTTCCTTGTGGCGAAGTGGTAACTTGTACTAAAGCGCACTGCACTTTTATAAGATCCATCATATCTCTTTGATGCTCAACAAAGTCAATCATCTTAGCTCCTTTGTTTTTCTCTTCCGAATCTTGATTCCTCAAGAACTTCAAATTTTCAATAGGGATATTAGCTTTGCGCTGCATATTGTAGTTGTCATCCATAGCAGACCCAGCAAAGTATAATCTTTTATGGTCGAATGCTGATTGTAAACTTTCGTTAGCGAAACGAATCCATGTAGAGCTAGGCTTTCTTAAAAACACAAATTTTCTTGATGATTTGTCTATTTGGGTCTTAAGCTTCCTAATACCTTTGGCATAATCTTTAGGGTTATCTAAATCAGCTTCTACAGTATCTATTTTTAAATTTAATTTTTTAAATATACCACTTTCCTTACACGCGCTTAAAAATTGAACACCACCATTGTAATCGCCAACCACCATTTCAATATTGAAGTGGGTCAACACATAAGCCATGTATCTAATGTGTGTTTGTAGGTTTGAGCCAGAAACAGCGTAGCTATGCACTACAACGCCTTTTCTTGTCTCTGGGTGGATCTTTATCAAAAGTATAGCGAAATCGTCTGAGCTTTCACTCTCGGACCAAGAAGGGTCAAATGCGAGGATATATTTAGAGGCGGGATCACCAATTACCTCTACACATTGCCCTTCACCATCAGGTAGAGTACATGAAGCCATTTTACTTACTTTGAAATATCCAGAACTATCATCTGTGAATACAGCTCCAAATTCTCGGTCAAACTGAGACTGACTCATTGTCGATTTAGATTGGTTAATCAAATTTTGATCATACAGCTGTGGAGGCGCACAATCATAACTAAAATGCATGATTACCCTATGAGCGCCATCTTGTTTATTCTCATTGATGATTAGAGATTCATATTGTTGATAAAGCTTAAATAAATATTCAAATTTATACGAAGCTGATGAGAGACCTATGATTTTGTTATTGGGCCATTTTTTTTAATAGAAAAACCGAGTAATAGTTCTATGGGTGATTTTTTTGGAGATTTTTTTTTAAATAGTTGAAAAATTGCTTGCAATTAACTGTATTAATTATACTTTTTGAAAAGTGTAGATGCATTATGTCCTCCAAAACCAAA